GACAAAAGCCTGAACCTCGCCTCGAGTGACACCGTACTCGTATTTCCGGCGCCAATCCTTCAACTTCCCTCTCCCAAAACACAGAAAACAACACTTAATATATTGATTTGCCTCAGATACCCTAGAGGCGGCTGGGCATATGGGGGCTGTATCTGAAGTAAAGACCGTAAGGGCTCGGAAACTCAATTTGGAATGGGCTGACTCATCAACCGATAAGAAACCGTTGTCCTTGCTCTGCGAAATTGATGGCAAAATGTGCCAGGTGTTTGTTTTTCCAAAGGTTGAGGGCAAGTGTCGACAGATCTGCGGCTACCGGCTGCGACGTCCGCATTTGAGTTGTCGAGGCTGTCGCCTGAAAAAAGTGAACAGTGGCAAAATTCCGAGGATCCTAGAAGTCGAGCCCTACGTTATCCTGTTCAGAAAAAATAGAGGAGCCTTGAAAAAGAGGGTTTCAAAATTGTTCTGCAGTCTCGCAGAAATCTTTTCAACCTAGACCGGTGCGTTGCGGCCTGTCGCTATGTCGCTGAGGCTCTTTCTAATAAGGTCAACAATGAAGGCTAATGAGCCGGCGATCAGGTAAGCGTAGCGTTGATATTCTGTTCCGGACGTCAACGAAACGATCAGGATTGCTAGGCCTTTGATGTATCCTTCATAAATGAGCCAGGTTTTCAGAAGCTTGGCTCCCTCATATTGCATCTCACTGTTTGGATTGGCAGCTTTGTTAGTGAAGTAACCATAGACGTTCCGAATCATCACGAACAACGGCGCCACCGCTGAAGTCAAGAAAACATACTTCAGGCCGTTGACAAAGACAACTATGAAATCTGGCATTCCGTCGGTGTTGATCGTGCCGATGACTACGGAGACTCCTCCGAAGACGCCGGCGAGGACGAGCAAGAGAACGACAGCAAAATAGACGTTTACTTTCACTCTCATTCACCTCCCTTTTGCTCACGGGTCCTCTCGAACCGTGACCGTGAAAAAGCGGACGTTCTGATTGCCTATCTGAGGCATATTGACCGGGCAGCTGAGGATCCTCACTTGAGCGCTGTCGATCGTCAGTTTGTCGCCTTCAGAGATCCAGAGAAGGACACTTGAGTCAACGGTCATTTGAGTTAAGAAGGCCTTAGCTGCCGAGTTGGTCCAGGAGACGTCTTTCTCGAGGCAAGCGATCTGATAGATCCTCTGGAGCCCTAGCGGTCGACAACTGCGTTTATACGCTGAAGATTTCCAGCCGTCCCACTCGTTAAGATGAAACTCCGGGAGGATCTGCACGTCCTGGAGACTGAGAGTTTTTCCAGCGAGCGTGGCTGTCAAAACAGATCAACTCCGAGATAACTGATACAGATAATACTCGTGCAGCTCACGATCCAGGAGCAGGACTCGACGTCGACGACCTCAAACGTGTAACTAGCGAGCAGGATCCCGGTTCCCGTGTCAACGTCATAAAAGTCGGTTGCGTCTCCGAAAGTGTGAAATCTCGTTTTTCCAAGCTTACTGCTTTTGCTTGTATCGGTGTTGAGAGGCTCCAGGATCGCATAGAACGTCGAGGCCTGACCAAACTTGAGAGTAACCGGGGAATAATCGACTTGAGGAGACAGCCATGGACAGAGAAGAACTTGTCCATAGACCTGAGTATGGGAGTCGGTGCTGCAATAAGATTTCACTTTCACGTTGAATGTCTGTGCCGGAGTGACGCTGCCGATTATGTAGATCCCTTTTGCTCCGAGTCCATAGGTCGGGTTTGTTGCATCAGCGTCCTCATCGTCGTCGAGATGATCTGACCAGTCGACTTCGACGTCGTTGATGAATAGGTGACAGTTGTTATGGGCTGCGACGTTGCTCTCTCCGATCAGAAGCATTTTCGTTCTCCTGGTCGTGCCGGTGTGGCTGTCGACTGCGACAGCATAGATCAGAGCGGAATAGTGGGCGATCTCTCCAACTGGGAGTTTTCGAGCTGCTGGGACTGTGACGTCGACGTTGAGAATTGTCGTGAGGACTCCGGCGGCATTAGCAACCGATCCGCTGTCAGTGATCGAGCCCAGTTTATCATTGAAGTTTAAGAGCCCGACGTTGTGACTGTTCAAGCCGAATTTCTGAATAGACCCCAGCACCCAGACAGCAGTATCAAAGTCGAGGTGATGAGCTCCGCTCGCAAGGTAAACATAGATGTCGGGGGTCGGAAAATTCGTTGTTGTTCCGGCTGGGAGACTTTTTCCTCCGCTCGCCCAGATCGGCTTATCATCGATAGTTATCCTCATCGCTCCCTTGGCGACTGAGGCTCCGACCACAGACCAAAAATTAGCTTTCACGCAAAGGATGAGGTCCTTTGTCGTTGTGAACGTAACCGTTTTCCTAGCCGTCCAGTCATGAGTTGCAGCGTGCTCCTCGTATTCCGTAGAGTCGGAACTAAGGCTTAGTTCGTCGGCGTAGAGCCTTTCCTGCTCGGCAAACATTGGCAAGTTTTCTTATCTCCTCTGAGATCCGTATCTGATTCTTTTGTGAGTTGTGAGAGCTCCAGAACTTGAGTTCTCCACTAGGACACTTCCAAGCACTCTTTCGAGCTTGACGATTGTTTTATCAACGATAGCGTCGTCCATATTGCCGGCAACGTAGATAAGAGGACCCTGGATCGTGACTCCTCCGAGCCCCCTTGGCATATAGGGACCGCTCAACGGAATTACTGCCTCGGGTCCAGCCTCGCCGATCCAGGAGAGTTGCGGGCTCGTGACAATCCCTCCTTTTTGACGACCTGGATAAGAGAGCGGCATACCTGGTACTGATAAAGGTCCAGCGGCTTTCCCGACTCCGGTGACGGCGTTAATTGCTCCTTGTGCTGCTGAGGCTATTCCTCCGAGAAAGTCTGCAATCGGTTTGAGGATGTTGTTGTATGCCCAGTTCAAGGCGTCGAAAATAGGTTTAATGAGCGTGTTGTAAACCCAGGAGATCGCATTGCCAAGAGTGTTCCAGGCTGCGACAAACGTGCCGACGAGATAGTTTGCTAGAGGGACGAGAATGTTATTCCAGAGCCACTCGAGCCCGCTGCGGATCGCTGCAAGAGCTGGAGCAAAATAATTATTCCAGAGCCAAACGAGCCCGTCGAAAGCTGCTTTGAAGGCTCCTCCGAGATATGCTCCGATCGTGTTTATGAGGTCTCGAAATTCTTGACAGTTGTTATAGAGCCATATCAGGCCGATGACCAGGGCTGCGATCGCAGCGATGACCAGAATAATCGGGTTTGCAGCCAGAAAACTGAGAGCCCCTGAGACTCCATGCGTGACAGCGGTCCAGGACGTTGAGATCGTCATGACGCTTGTTATCATGGTGATTAGGCTCGGGATCACGGTGAGAGCGCTCTGGACCATTGCCTCATTGAGATTGCCTTGCATAACCTCGGCTTTTGATTGGGCGAGTGTGTGTCGCTCCTGGGCGATCTGCAGATCTGAGAGAGCAGCCGTCGCCTCGGGACTGAGGATCCCGAATTTCTCGACGGTTTTATTGTATCGTGTCTGAGCATCCTCGAGACTGTTGAGGCTTGATTTGACGGCGAGATTGGCCTTGTCGACTTGGACTTGCATGTCCTGGACTCGGTCGATCGCATTATAGAGAGCCATTCCACTCGTTGCTACATTGTTGAATGCGAGGGCGACTTGCTTCCCGGAGGCCTCAACCTTCTTGTTTGAAGCATCGACCTTCGAGTTTGCCGTGTTGATTTTATCCATTGAACCGTCGATCTTGTTTCCTATCTCTTTGATTGCAGCTGTCGCTTTGTCAACAGCGGAAACTAGGATCTCGATTTCAGGTTGACTCATTCAGCGTCTCCGATTGAAAACTTGCGTCCAGAAGTCGAAGGATTTGACGAGAAAAGCGGTTTGGAGAGGCGTCAGTTTTCCTATTTCTTCAAGCGTGTACCCGTAGACCTGAGCAATCAGGCCTATTACTTGTGCGTCTTTGCTTGCTTCGATCCATTCGCCAACTTTGCTGAGGTCTTTAAAAAATCCTCATCCACGACCAGGAGCTCCAGGAGTCTCGTCGTTATTGCCATGGGCATTTCATCAACGTCTTGGACCTTGAGCTCTGGGCTCGCCTTGTGCAACAGTCGAAAGATTATCTCTCGAGTCCGGGCTTCTTTGTCCTGGATCTTGTTGATAGCGAAAAGGTCCTTATTTGTCAGCGGAGTGTACCGGATGACTCCTAGTTTGGGATCCTTGAGAATATGGATCTCTCCGGCGTCTTTGATGATTTGCACCGGATCGAAGATCTCGGCCTTCTGGGCTTGTTTCTTTTCAAACTCTTCGATTTCTTTTTGGAATTGTTTGATTTTTTCCTCTTCACTTTGCATGATTTCACCTACTTACGACGTCACCATCAAGAAAAGGGGGAAGCTGATCGGACAAACTGTTTGCTAGACCTACTGGTTGCTTGGCGTGATATCCATTCCAGTCCCGGAGATCCTTGAGAGTATAACTCCGTTTTGTGGGTGAGCATAACCCCAATGCAGAAGCTTTGCGCTGTTGACGGTGTAAAGCTGTTTTCCGGCAAGGACTCCCTCGGGATAAACGGCAATATCAACCTCGGTCCCAGCGAGAACCTGTTTCATATGTACTGAGTCGACGTAGATGAGATCTGCGTCGAAGGCAAAGCTTTTGTTTCCGCTTTTCAGAACGCTCGGCTTATCTGAGCCCCACACGTATTCTTTGATTTCTTCCGCAGTCATATCCAGATTGACGTTTTTGATGTATCCGACAGCAACGGTCGCTATTTTAAGGATGCCGTCTTTTCCGTTAAACGGTCCTGAACCCATACTTTGTTTTTCTCCTTTGTGTGTCCATAGAGGACTAGGATGTTTTGATAACGGTCTTGAAACGTGTCTCAAGCTCGAAATTGAGGACCGGACCGACGATCCGCAATTTCATTATTCCCCAACCGGTAAAGCAAAACCGTCCGATCGGGTTAGTGACTCCGAAGATTTCAACGAGCCCCCAGGGCCAACGTCGACGAGCCTTAAGCGCAACCTGAACTATGTTGCCGTGATCGAGATGTCCGTGGGGCTCGTCGTAATAATCGACATGTCCATTTGCCGTGTGGTCCGGAACATTGACAGGGCTCCTGAAATTCCACCATCGACGGTGTTTGAAGAGACGCTGGAAGTAGGCCTGATATTCGCCCTGGTCCAGTGTGATCTTGAACGGGATCGGGATCGCTGCAACTTGCTCGACTGAGACGAGTGTATCAACTTTCAGGGTTTTCATAAAGGATCAACTTGCAAGAAATTCGATCAATGACGCAAGAGGCTTAATCAAAAGGTCTCGAGCCCTCGCAAACCTTCGATCAGCCCGGATAGTTATGATATGCCAGCTTGAGATCGGATAAAGAGGCTTCATTTTTTTCTGCAGTATTTTCCGTATCCGACAGTTTAGGCATGACAAGTGTACTCTATAGAGACGATGACCACAGAAAAGTTGACAACTTAGCCCGTGTTTTCCTCGTTCCAATGCCGACCGGACAGTTGATCGGATTTTTCTCGGCATTAGAAACAACTCGTAGAGCTTGCCGGAGTCTCGTTTTAACATTAAGAGTCTTATCCCCATCGGCAGAACGACGTCATATCGTCCTCCATCTGGAAAACCGAGGGTAAAGTTCGACTCAACCTTTGTCGGTTTGCGATTCTGCAAATCATACGTCCATTGGACTTTAACTTCGCTATTGACTTGTTCCATTTAGCGGAGATCTCCCAGGATCTGCACTCGTAAAACGAGTTTGCCGGCTGCAATGATGTTCTCGATGTGTCCCCAATCGGTGCCCGAGAAAGCGACGTCTCCAGTGATTGAGACGACGTCGGAGTCTTGGACGAGCCCTACAAGAGTATTATTAGAGTCCAGGACCAGCCTTGCGGCGTCAACTTTATCCTCGACGGCCTTCTCAGCGACGTCTTCCTCATTGCTTGACTCGACCATTACGACCTCGAAATCTTGAGTCCAACGCTTTTTCCCGAAAGCTTCAACGGTGAGTGGTCCTCCGATCCAACGGACGAAACCGAAAGGCGTCTCGTCCCTGGTCAAGGGAGGACCGTAAAACCAATGATCCGACTTGATATTGACTGTGGAGCTCGCTGCCAGGAGATCGATGATTTTTTGCTGAATTTCCTTGAGTGTCAAGATTTGGCTCCGTACAGTTTCTTATAGACTTCCAGGGCGAGAAGGGCGACTCGTTTGGCAGTTGCCTCTCTCGCTGTCTTAACAAAGAACGTCGGCCTAGTCCCCGGATGATTGACATATTTTGCGAAGATCACTTCACCTCCAATCTCGAAACGGAGGACCCCGTCCGGGCTCTTCGGTCGAATTATGTGAGGAGCCGTCCCGCTTTCTACAAACGCAGCGTAGAAGGCCGTCGGCTTGACCAGGACGCTTTTCTCGCTCATCTCCGTGATCGTTGAATACCACAAGTAACTCGAGCGTTTCGGCGTTGTCTTCTCGAGTTCTTCATAAGCGATATCGCCGGCGCCTCTGAGAAATTCTTGGAGAGTCTGAGGACTCCGGACTTCGATTGAAGAGAGCCAATTTTTAAGCCCTTGAATGTTGACTGAGAATGTTATGCCGGTTGACAAGGGCTCTTATTCCCAAAGTTGATCGGTGTCAGTGACGGCGCTTTCAGCTACTTTAAAGGCAACCTCACTCAGCCGTTTGATGGCTTCTTGATAGGTTTTCTCAAGGATCTGAATCGTCGGATCCCCGGTCTGGACAGCGAGAACGCCTCCTGCAGTATACGTCAGGTTTGAGGATCCTCCAGATTTCAAGTGTGCATAAGCGAGGAGCGCTGCCTTGCAAGTAATAGCAACAGCCTCCAAGGCTGAGCATGCCGTCGAGACGATTGTGGATCCTGTTTCGTCCTGGACGATTGCAGTTGCGTCGTCAATGAAGGTCTGGACAGTTGGGTCGTTGAGCTCCTGAACTGCCTTGACATTGATGCGGGCTCTAACTCGATCCGGGCTAACGTTGACAGTCAACTATTTCACCTGGTCCCTGAAGATCACGAAAAACTCGGGCTTAGTCGGGAATGTCTGGATTTTGCCTCCGGCAAACGTGACTTCAAATTCGCCTTCGCAGACTGCGAGTCCGTCCAGATCAATCGTGACGTCAGTGTCTCCCGTGACCCAATCGTATTGGACGATGCCTCCGAGAGCACTGTTAATCGTGCACGCCGAGTCGACGAGAATTGTGGCTCCCTTTTTCAAATGGAATTTGACGGAGGCTCCGGTGAGGGCTATGACGGCGCCGTCGGTGTCCTTCAATGTTGCAACGATCGCCGGCAAGAGGTCGCTTTTGACCATTTCAAACTCAACTTTCGTCAATAGTGATATCTCCCTTGTTTGTCGTCAATGTGAATGAGCCTTTTGTCCCGGACAGTGAGATCTCTTTCGTCCTCGACGGAACAACAACGGCAACAGATCCGCTCTGGACTCCTGGAACCTGTTCTTTAGCGATTATATGAGTACAGAAAAAACTCAACTAGACCAGGCTCCGAGGCGAGAATTTAGGAAAAGTGCGAGGCTGAAATCTTGGCTCTCTAGGCTGCCGGAGAGCGCTGAATTTTGTGAGGAGAGCGGTCATTGCCGGAACGCAAGAACCTTTCTTCACGGTTGGTCCCGACGTCTCAACACCAATAGCGCTAGTGTCCAAGCCGAAACAGTCGCTGATAATTGTAACTGGTGAACTGCCTCCGATGTGCACACCTCCACAGCAAAACCGGTCCATTGACACCGCTCCGTTACCTGGGCTCGTTTGAAGCGCACCATCAACCCACCAATTTTCAGTCCCCGACTTAACATTAAGAGTCTCTACACAATACCAGGTATCCGCATAAACTTGCGGCCCATCAACGATAGTTCCAAAATAGTTGTTTCGAGCCATAAGTCTGGCGAAGCCATCAGCATCATCATAGTTTACCCTTACTTCTACACCGCCGAAGCCGTCGCCGGCACCGTAGACCATCATTAATCTATCGTATTCTTCTCCTGAAGCCGGTAAACGTGAAAACCGAAAATACATTCTAGCATACAAAGAGTCGCCTGAAGTAACATCCTTCCAAAAATAGGCAGACCAACCCCCAGCATCGACGGTTACGCTTGCCGCATTGTTACCATGATGTTTTATTGATGTTTGAACGGTTGGCGAGCCACTGGTTCCGGTCCAAGCGCTGAAGTCGCCCGCTGTTTCCATCGTACTCCCGACATGGCCGTCGCTGAAAACCGCCACTAGACCGAGCCTCCTTCAGTTATCGGAATCTCCTGAATATTCCATGTCGCCGAGTTTATGCTCCCGGCTGTTTTCGCATCTTGCAACTTCTGAACGATAGCATTCTTGACAGCATCCTTCTTGACTGGATCCGTCCCAATTTCAACTCGAATCGTCATGACATAACTGTTTGCCGTTTTCACTCACCTCCGCTCTAATGATAGTGAAGTATGAGAAAGACCTGGAGATCGTTGAGTCTCAGGAAGTCGTAGTCTACGTTTGCGCTGTCGATCCTGAGATTATAGGTTGCATTGAAAGCGTCGACCTCTGCGACGACGTCGTTGTCTCCGATCTGGACGTCTCCTCCCTCCCTCGTACTCGCTGCCACGGTCCATTGATTGTCAATAAGATTGATTGCAATGACGTCGTCCGTATCCCATGCTCCAGAAGACTTCTTGATCCTGATGTTTTGAGCCGTCTGGATGGCATTGGCTCCCGAGGCGCTTGTGTTCTCGATCATGCGGACCTTGATCCCTACGTAAACGTGATCCAAGGTCCCGGCAATGTTGGGGAGCACTATGTTGGGGAGATCCGTGTCGGTTGCAGCTGCCGGGAGATCCACAACGTCGTCGACGTCGCTCCAGAAGGTCTTAATGATTTCATGATTTGTCAGTTTATCCAGGTATCCAGCTCTCGCCGCCGTCAGCCTCGAGATCAGAGTGTCGACGTCTGCGGGCAAGTTTGCAGCAGCCAACTCGCCGACTCTGGCCTCGGTGCAAACGCTCGCAAGAGCAACAGCCCCGGCGCTCAAGTTGTCAAAATAACCGGCTCGGGCAGCCGAGATCCTCGTGAGAAGCGTGTCCACATCTGCCGGAAGATTAGCAGCTGCAAGTTCTCCGAGTCTCGCCTCGGTACATACTGAGGCAAGAGCAACGGCGCCAGCACTCAAATTATCGAGATATCCAGCCCTCGCAGCTGAGAGCCGAGTTAGGACCGTCGCCATGTCCGAGTTTAATGCAATGGCGCCGGCGCTGAGATTATCAAGATACCCAGCTCGCAAGGCTGACAGTCTAGTGAGCAATGTGTCGACGTCTGCTGGAATATTTGCCGCTCCGAGCTCGTCGAGGTATCCGGCTCGAGCTGCTGTCAATCTCGTCGAGAGGGCTTGAGTGTCCGTGTAGATGTCGGCTTCTTGGCCTCCTCCGACTTTGAAAAGTTTGAAGGGATAATGGATCGTGTAGGCTCCGGCGACAGCCCAAACCGTCACATACTCCGTTGCCGCTCCAAACGTGAGATTAGTAACCTTATAGAGCCCAGTGGACCCTACCTCAGCAACCGTCAGACTCGTCGACGTTCCATCGCTGATTTTGTAGAGTGTGCAAGTCGGAGAGAGCCCTGTTTTCAGGAGCCCGGTCGCTGTCTCCGTGATTGCTATAAGATCGAGAAATCCTTCTGAAGCTTTAATTCCCATGACTTTCAACTCTGAGTTGGTTTCGATTTTTGACTGTTTCCTAAGAAAAGGGGGATATGACGAAAAGAGCGTTTTTGTTGACCGAGAGCGAGGATTGTCAGATTATGTTTAACTGACGCCCGTAAGCTCACAGATCGCTAGGGGATGACGTATTCTCGGCGCTAGCGTCTCGAAGATCTTGAGGACCGTGTTCATGTCTTGGTCGATGAAAGTGTTTGTCTGCAAGTCTTCAGCTACTCCAATCTGGAAGTTTTCAGGCTTGTTCTCTACGACGAGAACGCTGGTTGTGGCTCCGGCGCTGGAGTAAAGGCTGTCAGTGACGAAGATCTTGCCTCCAAGCATCGCTTGAATGGACTCTTTCACGAGTCTATCGGTGTTTGTCGCCAGCTGTCTCAAACGAGTGTTGAGCGCTGATCTGAGGAGCATGTCATAAGGTCCATAGTGTCCGTCTTCTTCGAGTTTGGTTATGGCTGCTGAGACGTCGGTGTAGATGTTAGCAATGGTTCCCCAGGTTCCAGCGGTTGCTTGAGTGTTTCGTCCGGTAGCGTTTGCGAGTCCTTCTATCCCGAGGGCTCTCCAACCAGTATATTCGCCGGAAATGAGAAGCTTGTCCTCGTCGACTGCGATCCTTCGACTTGCGTTGTCGATGTTGATTGCATCAAGTGGTAGGCCTCCTCGGCGGCTTGCGAGGATGTCTCGTCTGAACAGTTTTACGTCTTTATGAATCATCGGGATTGTGATGTCTTTCGACGTCAACTCGACCCTATCCATTGCTGCGTTCATGCCGTCCATGTCGATTGCGGCTGCACTCATATCGGTTTCGCTGAACTGTCTCCAGGTGCGATATCCGGCGTCTGGGAGTCTGACAGCTGAGAATATTTGGCGTCCGACGAGAATTGGTCGAACGACTTTTATGATTTGAGTGTCGATGTAGCGGGCTTCTTCGTCTGTGAGGGCTCCCGTGTCAACCCCAACTTTAGACAATTTATAGTCTGTCATTGTCAGGGCTCCTAGGATGCGGCTCTAGCGTCCGGCGTGATCTTGAAGTTGACGAGGATTTCTCCGTCTGTCAATGACTGCGTCCAGGTTCCGAGGGCTTGTCCGACTCTTGCTCCTTGTCCTCCCATTGCTCCGACTGCGTCTTTTGAGACTTTACCGTTTGCTGCGCAAGCAAGCCAATCGCCTGGAGCGACGGATCCCGAGCCAGTCGAGGTTATCGTCAATTTGACGATACATGGTCCTCCGACTATGACTCGACAAGCGTCTCCGACAGCGTAGGCCGTTGCTTCGAGTTGATCTGGTTTTTCCATTAGAACGCCGAGGGGATTGAGGGCTTTGGATCCTGCTTCTTTGACGTCGCCGTCTGTTGCATCATGGATCACGATTTTCCCAGCGAGCATTTGCGCAGCCGTAGCGTTAGCGCCTACCTCGAGCTCCAGGATGAGAGGAGCTCCTGCGGCTAGGATGCTATTTGCTGGGGCTGTCAAGTATTGAGGCATACTTATTTAGCCTCCTTGAAACGCTCGGAGCGGAGATCGCCCACTGTCCAGAATCCTTTCTTTTCCTCTTCGTCGGCTGCGATTGCGATTGCTTTTGAGCTCGGAATGACACGTTTCAAAGCGTCGAGTTTGATCTGGAGCTCATCGATTGAGAGACCCTTAAGATCTTCCGACTTGTAACGTGCGAGCCTCATGATGTCTGCTTTCAGCTTTCCGGTCATGTCTGCAGTCACGACGTCGTTGAGTTCTTTGTTGTCTTCGGTCAATGTCTTGATTTTTGCGTCTCTGTCTGTGAGTTCTGCTCTCAGTCTCTCGACCTCTTCAGCTAGAGCATCGACGCTCATCGCTGCAAGGCCGTTAGACTTTACTTTTTCTTCTTCGGGCATTGAGATCTTTCCTTTTTGTCCTTAAAGGACCATGAAACGAGCCCCATGCGCAAGGGCAAAACTGTTGCAGATGAAGCTCCTGGAGGCGCCGCAAAAGCGATATCGTCAGCCGCAGCGGTTGCAGTTGAAACGGGAAGAGACGCCCTCTCTAACCATTATTGAAGAGGGAAATGCGGAATAGGAAGAGAAGGAGAAGGGCGTCTCACTGTTTTCGATACTTACGAATCTCAAGCAACCGACGAGTCTCAGCATGAACCTCGTCAGGATCTAGCTTCTTAGGTTCTGGAGGAGGATCCTGCTTCTTATCGTCGACTGGAGGCTTCTGTCCCGGAGGGGTTGCTCCTGGAGGCGGCGCTCCCAGTGGGGATCCTGAAACTGGAGGAGTCCCTGGAAGCTTCTTTTCGTCCTCGTCGACGAGGACGTTTGCGTCCTGATGACTGTTAAACCACGTCTTCGCCTTGTCCATGGTCCAGCCCTCTTTCCATGGGAAAAGGTAGCTCTGGACATACCACTCGTCCGAGCCTTTCTTCTTGCAGTAGACTGCTTTCATGCCCTGAGGCAGTCGACCGTTAAAGTCAGTTGTGCGACAAGTCTCAGCCATTTCGACGGAGCCGTGTCCAGACCGGATATATTCTTCTGTTTGCTCCCAGGGATCAGCACCCATCTTAGCGACGGCCTCGTCCAGTCCGAGCCCTAGATGCGGAAAAGGATCTCGTCCTCTCGGAACCCCGATCGCTATGTGATTGACAATGATGTTTCGCTGGATATAGTCGTATTTTTGACCTTTGAACTCTCCAGGACTCCAGTCTTCATCATGGATGAATCCGATTGAAACGTCTCTCTTGACTCCGTTTTTGATGTCTGCAATAAAAGTAGACGGAGCTCTTTTCTTGTTGATAACGACCTCGCCTTTGACCTTGTTCTCCGCTGCATCCCACTGTATATTTCGAGATTTTCCTATGATTGTTTTCGGTTTGGTCAGGATCATAGTGTCCGGGTGTTTGTCCGGGACAAGGAAAGCTCCCTCGAACGTGAAGAGGCTCTCCTGGAGCTCGGATGCTGGACGATAGGCCTTGCCGTTTGGATACTCCAGAACTGTCTCTCTTGCCAGGACCGCTGGAATGACGAGCTCATTCTCGTCCTCTTTAACGATCTTGGTTGCGTCTAACTCGACGTTGATTGTTCCGAATTTCATTTTCACTTATCTCCCGTGACTGTGAGTTAGGGAAAGAGAGGAGTGTCGCTCGTCATCAGCTTTGACCCCTTCGTTTCTCCTTTCGGAGTTTCTGGGTTGGTCGCCTCTAATACGTTTCTCCGTTTCCCCATGGTTTTTGCAGTTCACAACGTTTCAAAAACGATCTTGAAATCTAGTAAACAATCTCCCAATGACAGCGACAGTGAGGATGCGCCGGCATCGCAGGCAAAAGCCCACCGACCTCATAGCTTCTCCCGGATTGACCGTCACAATAATTGCAGGTCCGATCGTCGATTTCCGTGACCCACTCGAGTCTTTGGATCCCGGCTTTTTCGCCGAGGACCTCGAGGGTTTTGTTGATGCTCTCCCATGTTAAGGACTCAGCGAGATCCTGGAGGCGAAGCTCGATCCCTGGAGGCGAGAGCCAAAAGTCAGAGCTCATAGATTAGCATCACTTAGGATCTTGTCAAAGTTGTCGAGGTAACGCTTCTTCATGCTCACAAACGTGCGCTCTTGCTCCGGGCTCAATGAAGAGAGCGGTTTTCCAAGTTTACTCTCGAGTTGCAGCTGCACGAGTTTCTTCATTCGGTTCAAATGCTCTTCAATCAGGAGCCCAGCGCTCGTTAAGCTGTCGTCCCTGGAGAGTTTGCCTTGTTTGACGTCTTGCAGGAGAGCCTCGAGCAGTTTAAACAGTTTTTTCTCGCTGTCACTGAGGTCCTGGTCTGACTCAAGTTTGAGACCTGGAGGTAGTCCCGGAGGGAGCCCTGGAGGCAATCCCGGAGGACTTGTTTTCGGAGCCGAGGCTTTTTCGAGCCCTATACAGATATCGCCGTCCTTGAGTTTGGGTAGACCTTCCTCTTTTCTCAGCTCGTTGACTGTCAACCAATTGGACCGGATTTCTTGAGTCTGAGCCCTCTTGAGTTCTACCGTGGCTTTTTCGTCGTCTGTTAGTTCAAACGAGGGCTCAAAAACAATCGTGTACTGAGGCAGATTTTCGGGATCCTCGCTGAAACAAGCAACCATAATCTTGTTGATCAGCTGCCGCAAGTAAGGCTCGTACTTGCTTTGTTGATCTGAGATAAATTTGAAGTATTCTCTTTCGTTCACTTCGGATCCGGTGAGGGCTCCTGCTTGGGCTCCTCTGAGAATAGGCTCCGGAATAAACGAGCCCGCAGCGATTGACTCACTCAAGATCTGATAGTATTTCCTCGGATCCAACTCGTGCCCAGAGACTCCTTTAAACTCGAGCGTCTGCTTCTCGTTGTGCACGAAATACTTCATTGCATTCAGGTTCTCAAATTGCCCTGAGTCTATGAACTCGTTGATTTTGCCGAGTGTTGCTCCCTGGAGTGTGACGTCTGGAAATCCTGATCCGTAACGGATCATTGTTAAGGCAGCGCCCCAACGACTGTAACGAATAGCCATCAGATCGTCGTAGACCGGACTCAATGCTGAGAGTCCCTTGTACGGGTGATCTAGCAGGCGAGTGGCTGCGTGAATTGTGCGACTGAAATGGATCCTTTTTCCTCCGGCGCCCTTGAGAACGTATTTCTCCGGGAGCCCTAATCGCTCGCTGTCCGGATCCTTATCCTCTTCGATCCCGGTGACATCAATAGCGCTATAGACGGCAAGGTCCGTTATGTCCTTGGGCTCGCCGACGGGATCCTCCAGCGTGTCGCCCGTGTCCGTGTATTTGAGGACTAGGGCAGCCCAGCCGAAAAGCCTCTCAAACGCTGCTAATTGTACAAGCCGATCTTTTGCGTGAAGAGTCTCCAGCTTATCCATGACGTCAGCAACGAGGTCGTCATTCTTGGGATCAAACTCGATTTTAAACCAGTTGTCCCAGACGTCGAGGGCGACGCCGTAAACTATGCGATAGGCAATGGGCTCTCTTTTGACGCCGAAGAGCAGATCCTGGTCTTCAAGTTCGCCTCCGAAGAGACCTTTCCCTCGAGGCGTCCGGATCGTACTGTTAGATTTGGATCTAGAGAGAAGAGTGTCTCCTCTGACCAAAACGCCAGCTGGCTGCCGAGAATAAACTCTCTTGACTATTGTTTTCTTCAAACTAGAGCCCTCGATGCGACAGCGACAACGATTGAGATCAACGTCATAATAGTAAAGACCAGGGTCGCCGTGATCTTGCGATTGATTGATTTCTGAGCTTCCTGCAGATCCGTGATATCTCTGTCAACTACCCCATGTTTTGCGATACACATTGCTTTCTGTGACCCCTTTTCCGTCTCATAAATGTCTTTTCTGACGTAACCGTCACGCTGTTCTTTTTCTGACATTCTGACGCCTTCAACCAAACCTGAACGCCGTCGTCAAGGCCTCGGGCTGCAACCTCGTCGCATATCGCAAGGCGTCGACGGCATGATCGTTAATCTTCTGCTTCTCATCAAACTCCATTAACTCAGCCTGCAAGTTCACAGCCTTGCTCGAGACATAGATCCTTGGACGTCCGTCCCCAGCTTTTAAGAAGCGGCTCCCCAGGGCTCGGATCCCGTCCTCCCTCTTGAAATCATACTTCTTAGCATCTAGTCCTGACAGTCTGATCCGATCGATTGTCTCCGGGCTCGAGGCATCGCAGAAGACTTCTCCGGATCCATACACCGCCTCAAACGCTTTAAGAGCCTCAATCAACTCCTCCGTGTGACATTGCCTCTTGTAAAACTCGTCCAGGACAAACAGTCGATCGTCATTGTCATAGCCGACGACAACGATTGCGGACGGATTGGTCCAGCCGAAATCAACTCCGTAAGTAATACCTGAAAGCAAAGACTTGTCAGGATCAAATATGTGGACGGAGGCGTCAAACGGAAAAGAGCCCGAACCAGCATTCGCAAAACGCCCATAGATGAAGCGTTCAGCGAGCCCCCCGGAGTGACTCTTAACCATTTCTTCCTTGTAGTCTTTCGGCAGAAACGGATTATCCAAGGTCGAGAACCGGTACACTCGACTCCTCGGATTACGTGTCAGGGGGTCCTCAAAGAACTCGTACAGCGGATCCTTGCGTCCGTCCCTCGTGTAGATTGTCGGAGGCGTCGTCGTAATCCAGAGCCCACGTCTACTCGGCCGAGGCGACCCGGACCCTCTGAGTCGACGTTTAATAACGCTCAGTGACGTTTCAATGTGACGGACCAGGCGAGCCTCATCGATCCAGGCATAGTCGACGTTTGGTCCTTCACTGTACTCAGGATCCTCCAGAGACCCGAAATATTGAACAGACCCGTTTCTCCAGGTGACTTTAAACTCAGATTGATTGTAGCTCTCGATTAGAGGATTTGTTTGAAAAGGTCGACCGAGCAACCACGTTTTCTCAAGAGTCGGGATCAGGACCCGTTTGACCATCATGTAAGAGGGCTCGTAAATGTAGCCGACAGATCCCGGATTGTCAAGAGCCCAAATGATCGCCTCGTAACCTCCAGCAATCGTCTTACCAGCACCGGTCCCAGCAAAGATCGCACGATAAAAGACTTTGTCAGCGTCTCGGTGAAAAGGGATCTGCGAGGCATGTCCGACGTATTTGAGTTCAACCTCCAGGCTCGGCAGCAGGCTCGTCTTTCTTCTCCTCCGGACGCCAAACCTTAACAGTGATTGCGGGCTCTCCCGAATACTTCTGCTCCACTTTCTGAGGCATCATCTTTTCAAGAAGCTTATCTCGATAATGAAGACGTGTCCCTGTCTTTGCACCTGCAATATCAGCAAGTTGCGCTTGAAGCAATGCGTCTATGAACTCTTGTATGGGCTCGTCTTTGAGGCTACGTCTCACGGTTTTCTCGCTGCACTTCAATTCAGTTGCGATCTGTTCAAGTGTCAGGCCTTTGACTCGCAGCGTAAGGATTTTGCTGACTCGTCCCGTCTTCTTGATTAGGGCTCTTTTTTGCTTAGGCCTTGGCAACAGAGGTAACATGAGACGTGGTTTCTGGTCATTATCGGACATTCTAGGCCTCTAGTTGAGGGATCCTTCCCCTCGGCTGTCTATGAGGACTTCTCCTTGAGTGAACTGTTTTACAGCTGTCATGTAGGGCTCGGGATAGTCTTCTGTCAACTTGACTAGGATCTGTTGCGGTGAAAGAAGGTTGACGGACTCGGCTTTCAGGCGATCCATGAAAGAGGAAGAGAGGACGATTTGTTTGGCTTTTCGACGTTGATCACTGATTTCTTGTCGACGTTCTATCGCTTCAGGACTGCGCTTATGTGTCACGGTTGGGAGTCAACTCTCAAAGGTTCCACTCTAGGCGGAAAGTTAGAAGTTGATTGATTAGAGGGTCGGTCGGACTGTGAATTTAACGGTTTAGTGCTTCGGCGTATGGTATGAAGATAATGTGTGACTGAAGTTACGATGAAGTCTGTTCTTGACAAGTGTAGGAGAGAGGCTGCTCTATCCATTTCTTTTAACAGGTTTTCGTCAATGTTGCACTCAACACGCTGCTTCGTCATTTCTTTGGTCTTCCAGGTTTCCGAATTGGCCTACTACAAGCCTGCTCTTCTTTAGCATGAAGAATTTCCGTGAGCAATTCCCAACTGAATTCTCTCACGTTTCCAATTCTCCAGCATCCCTTATGGGCTCGTCCTCGTCAGGAGCCCTACGCAACTCGTTCAAACTATATTTCACAATGTCGCCTTTTTTGATCTTGAGCAACCTCACAGTCAACGAGTCAAGCGGAATGTAGAGCACTCTGGAATGACGCCTAAGCTGAGCGAATTGACTGAAATGTACTTTTTCAACGGGATGCGGAACCGTCACCAAACTCTTGGTCTTTTCCCTAGATTTTCTCATTCATCATTGTCTCCTTTCATATTGACAACATGCGAGAAGAAACTTTGAAACTCGGATACCTAGCCTATTAGGCTCTGTAGGGCTCGAACGTGGTTTTGATGGACTTTTCCCATAGGCTCGCCTGGGCTCTGAAATTCTCATTTCTTAAGAAACCTCCAAACCTTTCGGCCTAACTCTTCAGCTTCTTTCTTGTGTTTCTCGCAGAGCCCATACTCCTTGTCCGTTTGAAGAAAAATGGCGACTGCAACTACGTCTCGCATGCAGTCTTTGAAGCCGCATATAGGGCTCGGAGCATGATAGGCTTTGCCAAGCTTCAAAATCGTGTCAAGTCTTTGCTGAGGATTACCAGGCTCATGTAGTCGAACGTAAGACTCAGCGTTGTCTCTTACCCATCGACTGAAGTTTGAGCCTTCCCTCTTCAAAATTGTCTGTAGTAGGTCGAAAGTGTTTTCAAAAGAGACTGGAATATAGAAGCGGCGTTCTCGACTTTTTCTCTTGTCTCTTGTCTCTATGTCTATGTCTATATGTCTATGTCTATAGTCTCTCTCTCTGTCTCTATCTCTATCTCCTATCTCCTCTTCACTCAAAAAAACACCTATTCAGTCTGAACCTGAATGTTGACAACTTCACCTTCGAGGAGAACTTCTCGGATCCGTTCAAGCCGGTGGATGGACTCGGTTCGGACGCCTGCAGAAACGACGTAACTGTTTTGGCTCACAAGCTTCTCCAATTCCAGGAGCTCGCCATAAATAACGTCTACTTGTTTGTCAGTATAGATTTTCAGAATTCTATTCCTCCTATCAGACTTTTCGCTGGACCACCGCAAGAGGGGCAGAAAGCTTTCATAGTTTGCTGGAAATCATCGCCATAGGTTCTTTGCGTCAGCTCAAAGATTGCTTCTGTTCCGTCGAAAGAGCCGACACACCTAGCACACTCATACCTTGCATCTTTCGCAGTCATGAGACAGCCGTAATGCCATAGTCGACCATCTTTGGTTCTTGCGATGTTGCGAAGGATAGCTCTTTGACACCAGGAGCAGTTGCGTTGAGCAACCGGGATCCTCCGGTACAGGTAACGGTCACTCAAAAGTTATCCAACCTCCCGGACGATGCGAATAACATGTTTTCCGCTTGGCAAATGCTCAACGATTAAATGTTGATGGCAGTCGGGACAATCAAACTCGGCAATCTGAACGGGACCTGACTCTGTTGAGACTTGTTGAGTGGCGCCGGGCTCAGGTTTGCCCCAGCCTTCCTTCTCTTCACCAAACCGTGTCTTCTCAGGTTGTTGAGTAGTGTTGTCTGATTTTTCTCCGATCGGCACTGTGGTTTCTTGAGGCTTCACAGTTTCATTTGAAACGGGTTTTCCATTGTCTGCTCTACGGCGTAGAGCAGAATCTGAGCCTCCCAGAGCCCCGGCTGCTGCTTTGGTCTGATCTTTCAAGCTGTCAGGGAGATATTTGTAGACTGTGCTGATATTCCAGCCGAGTTCTTCCGCGAGTTTCGCAGTACTCCAATTTGTGTAGACAACGATTTCCCGGAGCAGCTGCCCTTTCTCTTCCGGTGAAACATTTCGTCTTTCATTAGAGATCAGACGAGCCTTGGCCAGCTGCACCGGATCCTGGATCCCTTCAACCGTGAACTTTGGCCAATCAGGATCTGCTTTCAAACGGTGAAAACCATCGATCACTTCTCCGCTCCTGGTCATAAGAACCGGATAGAGAGAGCCGATCTTCCTAGATGAGCCCCTCAACGCTTTGACGTCTTCATCTTCCGGAAGACTTGAAATATGAAGTTCGCTTGACTGACTGATCTTGGTAGGTGTCTGCGTAGGCGTCTCTGTAGGTATCGACGTAGGGCTCTTTTTCGCCAAAGGACCAGGAACCTTCCACGCTTTCGCACCCTGAAGATAGCTTTCTCCTCCCAGATCCTTAACGAGCCCACACATCATTTTGAATTGGTCTTTGTTCAGGAATTTTCTCGGACACAATGTAGCTACAAAATAGCCTTCTTTGTCTTCGTCGATGTTGAATAAGTCGCCGACCTCTTCCGCTTTGATTGCCAGGCTTTCAACGATTTTCTCAGCAAATTCCACCGGAGTCTGAACCGTCATTCTAGAGACTCTCCCGAACGTCCCAAACAATCAGAGACTCAAGACAGACTGGACAAACACGCCAAACATCGTAATCTTCGACGGTTCGACGTGTCCCGCATTTTCTGCAGTAAGCCTCAAAATCCATCAAGCCGGATGGAACCAGTTTCTCTAGCGCGCGCGCAGGTTGCTTCTGAATTGGAGCCCTGGGCTCTTCCTCAACTTTCGAGTAAAAGGGTCCGGCTACCTTGAGACTTTCTTTCTTTTCTTCGTCGCAGCAACAGAGATCCTTCGGCAAACCACAATCTCGGCAAACATTCTCCAGAGCTTTGTCGAGATCCTTCTGGAGCGCAGGACTAACGGCCTTCTTTTTTTGCCCGGGTTTCGGTCCCGGCTTTCCTAGTCCCAGTCCCAGTTTGTGCTGTTTCTTAAGTTTATGGAACTTCTGCACGATTGCGTTAGGGCTCCGTCCCTTGAACTCTTTTGAGAGGATCCTGCATTTCTCTTCTAGCTTGCCCTTCAATTCACCTATTCGTTTGACCAGGCGGTCCTCGTCCTCTCGAGTCCATTGCGGACCCTTCATAGCGGATAGGCCGACGGGCAAAGGTTGTTCTGCAGGTCCTCGAGACTCGGCTCTGGGCTCGTACACCGTTCTCTTCGAGTCCCCATGACGTTTGATCGTCAGAACCAACGTCACCGGCTTGCTGTTGATATCTGTGAAAATGCACCCGTAGCCTCCCTCATCGAGCATTGCCTCCCAATCCGGGTCAAACTCTATACCGGGAACGACAACGCATTCGCCGTATGGAGGCACGTTCTGAACTGGAAAACGCTGTTTCAACTGCTCAAGATTAATCATGCAGGCGCCTCCGCAGCAATCTCCTGGATCTGCAAGTCCAGAAGGTCGACGCCACGTTTCACGAGATCTAGGCGTTTCAAAAGAGCCCGAGACTCCTTGTCAAATTTACCGGGCATCTGAAGCCTCCTTTTTACGGGCGCCGACAACGACCATTATGATGCCGAGGACTCCGAAACAAACGAGGACTGGAGCCAAAAGCACTCTGTAAACCTTCGGCAACCGCATTAGGAGCCCTCCGTTAGTTTCCGCTGAGGATCATGCAACTTCAAAGACACAGTTTTCCCGATCGGATAGGAATTGAAGATCGATTCTTTCTCGCTCTTCAAAGTCAACTTGAACTCTGAAATCTCCTGGAGAGCGGTGTTGCTGCCTTTCAAAGTGACTGAGTACCAAGCGTCTTTCTGATCTGTTTCGCCGTGACCGTGAGCCGTGACACGCATCTCAATTTCAATCATTCAGGCCTAACCTCCGGAGTCTTCTTTTTCAACTTAGCCTCAAGAATCTCGGTGAAACGAGCATAGAAAACATCAGACCTGCTCACTAGCAGCCCTCCTGATGTTAGTCCGATAGAAATCAGCGATCAGAGACCGGATGACCTCAGTGTTGTTTTCAATGCCTTTGAAGTCTTTGATAGCGAGAAACTTTTCAGCTGACTCACCATGCAGGAGACAGTTTATCTTAACCAGTTTCTCTTCCTTCTGCACAATTTCAACCTCTGATACAGAATCTATGCATAATACATATAAGCTTTCTTCTGAATTTTTTATGGGAATAATCCTTAAGAGCGAAAGCTGGATTATACATAAATTGTGGTACAGTGTCCAAAGAAAAGGATACCGCAGAAAAACTCAACGTCATTCTGAAAGGAGACAACGCAGAAAAATTCAAGAGGATCAAATCCTTCCTCGGACTCGAACAAGACACGGAAGTCGTCAGAGCTCTCATCAGCTGGTATTACAATCAACACCAGAGTGAACTCACTGGACCACCGAAAAGCATGTTCCACATCAACCTCAACACGACCGGCGTCTTGATCTGGGATCCCGGACTCCAGAAAGCCCTCCAGATCTCGTTTAAACCGACGGGCATGCTCTGTGAGCAAGATCAGAGCGACGACTGTAAACACGTTCAATTTGCCCTAAGCAAAAAGGATATCCAAGAAGTCATTCGGAAGAAACGAAAGGAAGGCTGGAAAGTACCGGACGTCTAGGGAGGTGAACTGATGAGAAAAACAACGACGCTTACATTAGCGGTACTCATCTCGCTCATGGCTCTTGGAGTGAGCCGAGCTTCCCCTGAACAATGGACAGAAGCAACACGTTTCACCGGCTCCGCAGATCAAAACACAGCTTATTTTACATGCAATCATAATGAGTGGCGACTCAACTGGACCTACACGCCGAGTCCACAATATCCCACTCTTGCCGGCTTTGCATGCACGATAAAAGACAATGAGAGCCTGACCGTCGACTCTATCATTCAAAGCGGCAACGAAAGCACCTCAGGACTAACCTACATCCATAACAAGCCTGGAACCTTTTACCTCACAATAGGAGTCGCAAATCTGGTCGACTACACGATCATAATCGAGCAGGATCTCAATTCAGTTCCCGAATTCCCTGTAGGGCTCCTTTTCGCAATGCTGATAATCGCTATCGTCATCGCAACTGCGATCAAGCGTAGGGCTCGTTTTAAAGCGATCTAACCATATCCCAAAACTTGTCTTCCTTGCCAGGGTTCTCTTCAAAATATCGATTGAGGGTTCTTTCAAACCTTGCCCTCACGCCAAGGCCGGAGTCATCGCTGGTCCGCTGCGAGAAAATGTTGATGTAGGGCTCTAGTTTGCTGTACTCTCGTTCAACCGCATCGGAATGCGTGAAAGGAGCCTGATCGTAAACGCCTCCGGGAATATCAAGCTGATCTCCATTCACGTCGTCGACGGTGTGACCTATCATGAACCGCACATAGTCTTTACTGATGCCCCGGTCCGGGGGGCTCGCCTCAGACTCAAAGATCTTCCGAAACATGTGAAAAATCACTGAGAAAGGTCCCTTATAGATGCCGTGACGTTGCAATCTCTCTCTGAAGGGGCTCCTCCAGGAGGCAGGCGTCAACTTCTCACCATCTCGCTTGATGAATAGGTATGGGCTCTTTCGACCGTTAAGCCATCTCCTGCGAATAGGCAGCCACTTCTGAATCTCTACTATAGCATCGATCGAACAGAAAGTGTAATATTGAAAATCGTTTCCCTTGCGCTCTCCAAAATCAAAGCGGATCCTGCGTCTTCCCTCATTGATCATTCGTACTATGTAATCGTACTGACCATTAATATCGCCGAGGACCTGCGTCACACTTTGCCCGGTCTGAAGGCCTACCATGCATATCGCCCGGTCTCGCTGATTGACGACTGCGAGAACTTTCTTTGCCAAAGCCACGGTATAGGGCGCCGGACGGTACTTGCGATGTTTCTTCTCACCATAAGCGCCCCGGGCAATCGTCAAATCAACCTCATGAGCCTTGCAGAACAAGTTAACGCTCTTGAACATGGCACCATAGAGAAGGCTGTGAGACTTGCCTTTCAAATCAGGATTATCCCGGGTGAACTCGAGCACCAGGTTACGTCCCCAACAACGCTCTTCAACCGACACTTTCTGACGTTTCTCACAGATCGCTTGCAGAAATTCATCAGGCCTCAACTTGAGACTCTTTCGGATCTTCAACCACTTGAAAAACATACATAGGTACCGACTGAAATTGTACTTGCTTGCCTCAGAATACTTTGCTAGGAACTGCTTGACGCAGAGATTACCATCGACAAAAGCCTGAACCTCGCCTCGAGTGACACCGTACTCGTATTTCCGGCGCCAATCCTTCAACTTCCCTCTCCCAAAACACAGAAAACAACACTTAATATATTGATTTGCCTCAGATACCCTAGAG